GCAGGTAACATATGAACTATAGTATGGTATCCTTTTTGCGGTGTTATATTATCAAATGGCGTATGATCTATACCAAAAATTGTGTTTAATGTCTGGAAATTACCTCTTATATTTTTGTAATCTTGATCAAGATTTAATGTTCCTGTAGGAATATTTGGTTCATAAGTCATAACTCTCCTATATTTGTGTCATACGGCCGGCTTTGCGGATCCACAAAACTTGGGCATCTATTTGTACTTCTTTATTTTGTTCTCCACCCGCCATTTGAGCATTAGAAAAAGAGTATTCTAAAGTGATAAAATTTGCTCTAGTTGGACATATAACTCTTTGCCAAAATTTGGTCCCACCTATGTTGTTTAATGTAGAGGGTGTTGTAGGAATAATAGAATTAAAAAATGTATCAGGTGTTTCAAATGTGCTTCCATCATTCATATCATTTTCAGGTGCTATGTTAGAAACGCTGCTGTCGTTGTAATCTAGGTAGACATTCAAAGAAATAGCTCCCGGTTGGTCTGAGGAAGTGGATTGCATTAAAATATCTAAGAATCCAAATTGTATACTTTGACCTTCATCCAAAAAATTAAACTTTTTGCTTTTGATAGAAAAATTTTCTCTTATGTTGATAAGTCCCCCACCCGCATAATTTCCACTTGGAACATCAAGTTGCGAATCGCTAAACTGCCCTGTAGTGTTGTTGTAAATAAATAATTCAAATGTATTTTTATCTTTTACTTCTATTTCAAAAATACCACCATTTAAATTATCGTAAGGTGTTCCTGTAGGAATTCCACTGATTCCTATAACAAATCCACTTTGCATATTATGATTTGGAGATGTTATGACTGTTGGATTTCCTGTTGTTGGAGTTATGGCATTACCAACAATATTTGAAATAAAAAGACTAGGATCATTAACAGTCAGTTCATCTAAGAATTCTATAAATCCTTGCTGATTCCCACCTACTACTTGTCGATCAGAATTTGGCTGGCTTAACCAGTTAAATTTACATTTTATCCATGGAATTGGAGTGTTAAGCCAGTTTCTACTTGCTTGTACTTGATAACTTCCCAAAGCTGTTAATGAGTCATTGAATAGCGCCCACGAGTCGTTTTCATAGTTATAAACGAGTCTTTGATTAGGGAATATCCAATCTGAAGTTGGAAAATTTGCATCGTAAGATGCAGCTATAGGTACAGTCCAAAAAGCAAGACGCTGTTCGAAATCTCTTACACCTTGAACTCTACTTACTCCATTATTTTCTGCATTAAACTGAAAAACAAAATCAGGAATCTTTACATCAATACGTTCTGATTTATAGCTATCGCATTCAACAATACCTTTGTCACCTATACCAACTAGCGATGTGTCAAATTGTACGGATGAAAATGCACTCTCAGTTCCTAATTCACTATTTACTTTTTCAATCTGAAACGGTGCTATGGAACGTCCTGTGTATCGAAGTTGCCATGTACTTCTTTCACAAAAGATCACAAGATTATCTCTTACAAATCCTACAGAAACGATATCTTCACTAGTTGGTATATCTAGAAATCCTCCTTGCCCGCGTATGTCATCTCTCCAAGATCCGGTAGCCGGTGGACCAGCAGAAAATGGAATAAAAGGGTTACCTATCGTAGACCAACGAATACGATTAGAATAATGCAAAGCATTCCCATAACTTGTACCTTCCCATGTGTTAAACATCACCAAACGGCCTCGAAATGGGAGAAATGCTAAACATTGTACTACAAAATCTGTAGAATTTATTTTACCATAAGTAGGAGGTGAAAAATCAACCCATGTTAATCCGTCGGTTATTCTAATTGGATCAGCATTTGCTCCCTGGCTTCCTGTGTTGTTCGTAACCCAAAAAATCTTGTTATTTGGTGTGCCAAAAGGATTTGGAGTTGAATTTGTTGTCCAATAATTTGTAGACCAAAAGAAATCTATACCTGACACTGGAGCATTACTTAAATTCCATGTTTTACCAGGAATAAATTCTATAAATTTTCCTGAGCCTTGATTAAATTTATAAGCATAAGCTTGATCAAAAAAAATGGTTTCATCATTTGAGCTATCTTGTTTTTCACGTATAGTGATTCCCATCACTGGCAGCCCAGGAATATAATATATATCCGTATTAGGTTTTGAACCTGTGATAGTCAATAATCCAGTAACTCTGTTCAGGGTTCCACTACCAGAACTGTTTGTAAAAAGGGTTTGCACTCCTGGATCTAGTGTTGTTCCTGGATCATTAAAAAGATCAGTATCTATATTAAATGACGCTATACCAGTGTTTAATGGGAATGGCTTAATGACAATGCTAAAATTTCCAGCTCCATCCGTAGTTCCTAATTTTCGCTGGAGTCTTCCTAAAAGCTGATACCCTTTTTTTCTTAAAATCCTTTCTCTCCAGACATAAGCGTTCTGAAGGGCAGGGTATGCGTCATTAGGAAGAAGAAATTCTTCTCTTTCCTGAACAAGTCCAGTTTGGTAACCTGTTATTTTAAGAGGCGAATATCCAGCCATTAGAAACCTGCTCCGTAACCATTACCGATCCCAGATCCATAACCTATCTGCGTAGAATTGAAAAGAGTAATGTTTGGTTGACCAATCTCCTCTATGGACTGCCTCTCAAGCACTAATGCTTCTTGTCGTTTAAATCCTTCCATGAGATTCTCTACTCCCTCCATATCTTGACGATCTCTCAGTATCTCCGCAGCCGTCCCGTATGATATGTATTGGGCCCATTGATCGAGTATAGGATTCTGGTTAGTCTGCATGAACTGGACGGGAGTTTGATAAGCCTCTAATTCGCAAAGATACACATTATCAGGCACTGGTCTTATGGTAAGCTCGTTATTCCAAAACAATAAATTGTATGGTCTACCTACTTGATAAGTCGCAGCCCAAACATTAATCATTGTTCCAGCTGCAGGTGCAACAGGAAAATTTACAGAGATAGACGTTGTTACATAGTTAACGGTACCGCAATATTGAGATGTCAAAGAACCTGGAGGAGAAGGCGTTGGAAGTGGGGATAAAGGAGGTATAGCCGGTTGTTGACTTGTACCATTCCAGTAAACATTGTTTCCAACAGCGTTTTGCTCAATAAATAAGAGCTGCCCATTTGTCGTATTGCTTCCAATGCCGTTACTGTCGACAACGGCTCCTCCATCATCAATAATTCTAATAGGATTTCCATTGATATCGATTCCACCTATGACAAGTTGAGTGCTAAGTATTCCAAAATTTGGTTGCGGGAATGGGTTTTGATTATTCCCAAATAGCGTAAATGTAAAATTTTGGGTTATCCCATCACCCGAAATTGGCTGAAACTTGGTTGGATATCTGGGGTAAAGATTAAATAGTTGGTCTCTATTCTTAAAAAAGTTCCCCTGAATACCTTCGAAATACACAGGGGCTCTAAATCCTTGGAGATTGTTTACATCAACAGGGTATCGATCAACATTAGGTATAGTGAGAAATTTATATACGGAGCGCTGTTGATCAATTTTTATTGCGTATGGGAAATCCTGGGAATAAAATCGGTTGATTGCCTGCTGGATGTCTGCACTAGTCAAAGAAGCTTCACTAGCTGAAGCAGTAAGCCTTCTTACCTTTGATTCAATGTAAGAATACGTGGAAGTCGTTGGCAGTACAGAAGTCATGATTTTTCCTTACGATTCAATATTATTGAAATCCAACCGCTGAGAACTTGTGCAACCATTCCCCTTCTTGATCCTGTGCAAGTGGTGATCCGTCATTATTTAAGTTTTTATCATCAAGACTTACAAGCCCACTTCTCTTTGGCAGAATTTTATTTTTGTCATTTACTTGTTTTACTAGCCCTAAAGGAATCTCATAAACTTTTCCGGGTATAAAATGCCAAATTTGAATTGGATCTCCAGCGTATTTACAATATGGAGTAGTAAGTCTTTCGTGACGGCCTCTAGAGTTAAGATATTCAGCCTTAACTATGCGGTTGTCTTCTTTTTTCTCTTTTTCACATTTTGCCTTGTGGGCTGGTGTCATACTTTTAAAATCATCGAAAGCAACAGCATTTGTTAACACATTGATTAACCCATGTTGTTCTCCCCCTGCTGTGGCCATAACTATGTTTGACATTTTTCTAATTTCCCCTGTTATTTAAAGATTGAAATGGTACCTGGCTTGTCGAGTTACTAAATTCTAAATTTTGCGAACCTGCTGGAGCTAAACTTGCAGGTGTTTCTCCGGTATTACTGCCATCAACAAAATAATCAAAGTAGCTAGAATCTATCTCTAGGGCCATTGTTGTAGCATTTACTCCCAGTATTTTTCCTGTAAGACCATTTGCTTGGAACATTCCCCATGTTTTTGGAACCGTCAACAAAACCACCTGTCCGGGCACATAAGTATTGGCTCCTGTAGGTGGAACAGTAAATGTAACCACCATAGGGAATCCTTTAGTAATCCCTGTGATGAGAAGAGCACTTGGTATCTGTATTGTTCCTGGAAGATATTGATTTGACACTTGTCACCTATGTATAAAACCTTCTCACAATCGAAACCTTTCCGAAATCAATTCGGAAAGGTTTTAAGAGAGCTTACAGACTATTTTTCAAATTTGTATGCTTTCCAATCGATGATATCTAGAGCCGCTCCTGCAGGTGATGCAGCACCGCCTCCAAGATACATGTAAGGTACAAATTGCCCTGTACGGAAAGGTTGCTTTTGGAAGTCATATCCTGTGACAACCCCAGTTACTGGGTCTACTTGTGTTGAAGCGCCAGCTGGTGCCAATGCAGCAAATAAGGAAACTGTAGGACTGGATGTTGACAGAGGGAAAGCAAATGCAGTAAATGCACTTGAATCTATGTCAATTGTCAAGTTGTAGGCTCCGATATTTGCAGTAGCAGAAACAGCGTTAACGGCTAAGATTTTTCCTGTAAGCTGATTCATTTGAGTCATGCCAAACGAATAAGGCACGCTTAAATGAATTTTCATACCAACAGCATAATGAGAAGATGGATCAACAGAAGTTGACACCACTGCTTGTATTGCTTGGGAAATATTGGTGATATAAAGAAATCCTGGTTCAACCGCATTGAAGCTAGAAATTCTTCTTGTAAATCCTGCTGTACCTGCTGCTGCGAATCCATTCGAAACCGTAGCTGGCAAACCAAGCAACGTATAACCTGATCCAGATGCGCTAGAAATTTGGAAATTCATTCCAGCAATTTGAAGCATTCCAGTAGTGTTATAAAACTGCAGAACGTCGCCATTGGAATAGGTATTCGTTTGAGCAACAACTGCTGGATTAGCATTGGTGATAGCTGTAATGGCACTAGCCGATTGCGCTTCAACAACTGGAGATGTTGTTACATAAGTAAATCCATCTGAAGCTGTAGATGTAGTAAATTTATCTATCAAGATTGCGCTTGATCCTGCTTTTCTCCATCTTATACCGTCATTAACAGCTGATGCACCAACTCCAAACTTGGGTCCATACCATTCACCTCGTACACAAACAGTTCCTGTAAGACCCATTTGCGTAGTATTTATTGTTTCAAAATAGTCAGCGGAGCTTGGTAAAGGTATCTTTACGCCTATTCCTGCAGATGTAAAAGAATCGCCTGTAAGAATTGTAAAAGCCATATACTTTATCTCCTTAAGATGGTTGGAATGTTGTTACATTCAAGCCAGAGATCCAGTTTTGGTTTGTAATCGCGCGAGCAATCGCAAACTTCGCATAGAGTTGGCTGTTTTGAGCAACTGACGAAACAACCCAAGGAGGACGGTATCCAATTACTGCCGTGTAGTTGTTTTGTTCGATTTTTGCAGCAGCTTCTAGGCCATACATTGGAATGGTATAGACGGTGTTTCCTTTCATTGAGATGCCTGGAGTCTTAGCGCCTTTGGAAGACACAAAGAAACGGAATCTTGAAATAGAGCAATATTCTTCTGGTCTGATTCCTTCTTGCGTTGGATATGCAGCCTTAAGCAATACGCCTTGGACTTTTTGTAAATCTGCGCAAATATTTGTGTTAGCAAGAGCAATAAATGCATCACGAACACCACCCGTAGCAAATTTTAGGGTAGCTTCTAAGTTTGTAAGCATGCTGCGAGCATCATTTCCAAGAAGAATGTTTTCAATGTTGTTTACATCATTCAAAGAAAGGTTAGATGGCTGATCGCCGTTTAAACCACCTGTAGCATTAATATAAGATACGCTAGAAGAAAAAAGGTCTCTCATAAGGAGATCTTCTTTTTCACGTAACCATTGTCCTAGCAATGCTGTAAACTTGGTTAACGTCTTGCTGTTTTGATATAAAATAACCTGTTCATTTGTAACGATAGATTTAGCGTGAATTTCCATCGTTGCGTCGATATCAGTACGTACGGGTACTTCTGATGCGGGATCAATACCCGAACCGTCTAGTTGTCCGCCGTCTGTAGAAAGACGCTCAAAACGGCTCATACGGGTAGTTTTACCAATGTATGATTCCGCATGATGTAGATCCACTCCAAAGGAATGAATCAAGTTGAACCTTTCTGTTACTTTTATGACCTAGTTTCCTAGGTGGGACAATCTCTTCGGACCATCCTCTCCACCTTCATGTATTCGTGGAGTTCAGACTATCGCATACCGTTTCCGGTTCCCTTCATTTAGTCGTTCACGGTGCCAAATTTATATTTGCTTCCGCCTTGTCACCCCATCGGGTTTCCAAGCCAATTAGAAGAGATTTAAAGCCCACATTCACATAATTTTTATGGGCGTACTGAGCAAATCTTCACTTGCCTGTACTGGCAATTCTGGAGCCATATTTTGCAATCCGGTAATACCGGTTGAAAATGTCATAGATACCTCTTCTGGTAAGTTAAAAATTTCTTTTTATCTTACGTTGAAGAGGCGTAGGCTCTTTGCTAGGTTGCGATCTCAGCTGTGCGCTAACCACATACTATAAAATTAAATATTTAATCACAAATATTTCTACGTTTTTTTTGTCTTTTGAAGTTTTGTAGAAGGCTTTTTACTTGGTCCATTGTCAAATTAAGTTCAACCATTATTTCTCTGTACATTTTCCCAGATTCTCTTAACTCTCCTACTTTTTCACGTGTACCAATCGGAAATTTTCTGCATGTCTCCCAGTTGTCACGTTTCTTTAAAATCATATCAGCAGTGTTATCTTTATGAGTTCCTAAAAAAAGATGCTCAACTCTACAGCATTTTCGATTATCACAATGATGCAGTACTAGTTTTCCTTTATGTACAGGTCCATATTCTGCTATCCAAGCTGCTCTAGAAGCGTTTATCAAACGTTTGTTTAGCAAAAAAATTCCGTAACCGTTCGATGAAGTAGCAGTCCATTCTAAACATTCTCCATTCCATTTAGTATGAGCTTTAATCCTTTCTTTCATTATTTCTTGTTCTGTGGCAGAAGGATTTTCTTTTTTGAATTTTATTATTTTAGATTTATTTGTTTTGCATCCACAACTTTTAGTTCTTCCTCTTATCAAAGAATCTTTTCTTACATATGAAATGTTTCCACAGTCACACATACATTTGTAATAAATTCCTGTTTTTTCAGGAACTTTTGCTGTTTCTAAAACTAATATACTTCCAAATCTTTGATTCAATAAATTTGACATAATCCCTCTAAGATTATCTCTGTGAATTAAACATGCCTACCGTCAGAGTAACGGATTTCGGGTGCCCCCTAGGCATGTTACTAACAATAATATCACATTTATTTACAATTAACCAACCCCTTTTAATAGCTTTTGCATTCTTTCCCAGTTTGCCGCTTTCTTTTCTTCACTGATTCTCGATTGAGACATTGCCTCTCCTGGTTGCGTCACACCAGTGCTAGAAATAGATTTTGGTTTTACAAAGTTGGCGTCAGCCCTTGCAGAATCTTTTTTAGCTGAAGAATAGTTGGGAACAAATTTTTTGATAGCCATATAAATATCTGACCACTTATCAAATCCGTCATGTAATCTTTGGAGCGGTCTTGAAACTTCTGGGAAGTGATAGTCTAGATAGTCTAAGTTTTCTTGCGATATGGCTTGGTGAAAATCGGGATATGACTGCGTCAACCTTTGTGGATATTGTTGATGTTCACGTTCCTGTCTGGTTCTTTCTGCTTCGGCTTCTCTTTTGTCAATAGCTGCTTGTACTTTTTTCTCTATTCTTTCATCTTCAGTTTCTTCTTGTTCATAACCAGAATATGGAGCTTGTGTTTGTGATGGATTTATTGACTTTGAAAAGGCTGATTCCATGGCTGCTTTTAAAGCAGATATTTCTTGTTCTTTTTCGGCTGCCTTTTTTTCAGCAGCTTCTTTTTCTGCTCTATCTTTTTTTCTTGCTTCTCGAAATGCACGCCAATTAGGATCTTCTGCATTAGCTTCAGGCGCTTTACTCTCTTGCACAGGAACTTCTGTTTTTGTCTCTACTTTTTCTTGTGGAATATTCGTTTCAATTTTTTCTTGTGATGGTACATTATCCGTATTAACTGTCATTTTGGAGGTCTCCTATGTCTGAAGAAAATGTTTTAAATAAAAATGTTGATAACAATGAATTGCAGGTAGAACATGATCTGCAAATGGAAAAATTGAGAGAAGAAGTATTAAAAAAGTTTTTTGAATACAACAAAATAATCCAATTTATGGCAGCTGATGCCCCCATTTCTACCCTTTGCTTACCGCCTACTATTGAAAAAAAACTAACATCAAACGGCCTGTTGCGTGTCTACGATCTTATCAATTTTGATCTTACTAAAATCGAAGGCCTCGGTGAAGTTTCTATCAGGAATCTTACATCCCGCCTTAATCAGTTCTTCTCTATGCTTTAGAAAATACTCGTGTTCTGAGAGCATATCTATATTTTGATCATGCCTAACAAATTCCCAAAAGGTACCTTTAAAAAATGCCACTGACCACGCTTGCATTGTTTCATATCTTTTGTGCACTACTATGCTTGTTCCTGCTAGCTCAGCCATTACCATGTCACTTGGCAATGCCCATAACCTTTTTGTTATTCTGTCTAGCGCTTTGTTGTATAGAAACACCGCCTGATTAGGCCTAGGCTTAGGGAGATATGGCCAGCAATAAAATTTACGCCTAATAAGATTGGGTATTAGCGGATCTTTGGCTATGATCATCACAACGCAAAACTCGTTTTCATCAATGATATTTCGATGTTTTTCTATCGATTCTCTAAGATGAACGTCAATATCGTCAGCCATAGCATGACCGACTTCTAAAGCTTCATATTTTGTCGTATCTCTATTTGCTTTTCTTGACAACTCGCCCGCTGTGGCCTGCATCTTGTGTTCCTTCGATTTCTTTGCTAACTTTCAATGATTCTTCTGCATGTTTACGTTTTACTGGAGTAAGTCTTTTTAAATGATCTAAGTCCGATAACTCAAAAGTAGGGTATTTTTCTGTTTCATAAGTCTTTTCTCTCATCAATGATCACACTCATTCGTTTTAGTATGTGTTGTAGGTCGATCTTTACCAGCTCTAGGTAAAAAAGCACCCCAACCGTTACTCTCACCTTTAGGTGTAAGATCTTTATTCATTTCCCATTGTTCATTAGGAACAGCCCTACCACTTCCTTTTTTGATTACATCGGCAGTTTTGTCTTTAGCATAATCCGGATTGTGATGAGTATTTTTCATCTATTTCCCTTTGTTGTAATACGTCTTGGGTCTTTTTAGTCTAGGTTGACCCAAGCGAGACCTATTTGATTTGAGGAGATAAAACCTTTTTTCAATCATATCTAGCTACGGACGGCGAGTCTTTTTATCCTAAAAGGAAAGGGAGAACACCCCTAATAAAAGGACTTAAATCTCAAATATTCTTAGATTGCCTTTTATCAATGTTTCATTTTGTGTTTCTTAGCATAGTTAGCAAGTCCATTTGTCTGTTGCTTATATTCTTCTGCCTGATTCATTTCTGAAGAATATTTACCCTCTGCAACACTTGGCTTTTGCATTTTATTTTCCCAGTGTCCTTCTTTAAATTGAGGGACAGCAGCTATTTTATCATGCGGATGCTGACCATGTTTTTTATGTTCTTTCATTTTTTCTCCTACCCAGCCATAGCTGGAGTTTGTTGTTGATTAGCAATTTTTACAGCCTGGGCATATTCAAATGCCATTTTAAACTGGTTAAATTGCATGTCTTCAAGTTCTACCATCATTTTGACAAGGTCAAGGTCTGCTTGAACGTTTTTATGCTCGGCGTCAGCTTGTATATCTTGGATTTTAGCAATTCGCTCTCTAGCTGAAACCATAAGATCTTGCTCTTTAGCCATGTCAGATTTAGCTTTAGAAAGAAGAGAAGTAATCTTAGCTTCATCTAGTTTTTGTTTTTGCTGAGCTTCTGCTTGCGCTTGCTGGGCTTGCTGTTGATTCTGTTCTTCCATATCCTGGATAACTTGTCTCTTATTTGTGATGAAGGCAGCACGCAAGATAGATTTGTCTGCGATACCCATACCAATTTCTTTGAAGTGCAAGAGTTGTTTGAGTTCCATTTGTCTTTGCGTTGTACTATAATTCCCTTCTTCAACTGCAACAGCGTATTTTTGACTATGGCTTGTCCAGAATCGTGGATCTGCATCATGACCCAGTATGTTACGTATTTTACCTTTGCTGAAGTTCTTACGAATTGCCTGAAGGCATATTTTTCCATATATTCTTTGCGAATAATCGAGTTTGTCAAATATAGTTTGCAGCGTCGTAAGTCCTGCGCCCTGTCGTAACATTGATAAAATACCAGACGTGTCATCCGTTGCAGCTCCAAGCAATTCTTCGTTTACACCAGAAATTTTTGTAATGTCTTCAGCTAAGCTGTTTGATAATTCTAGCAAAGATTGCGGTATGGAGACAGGCTCTATACGCTGTATTTCACTCGGTTGTCTACCTGATTTTAAAGGAATTAAAAAACCGTCTCCACCACTTGCTTGTCTAAAACATTTTGGATCTGTCACTACGTCTACGGGGTATATCCAGCCAGCATTTAAAGAACTTTGTAATAATTGAAGCTCGATAACTTTTCGCATATTATATAAAAATTGGGAATCGCGTAAATTGCGGATAACGCCCATCTTTCGCCATGCATAAGATTGTATGTCTTGGTCTACATAGCATTGCACGGGCACAAATGGGTATTCGTCTATTCCTAGCAAGTTTTTTCCGTGATAAACCACTTTCCCTGAAAGGCAAATGACCATCTTGACTGTAGGTATTTGGGCTTCTTGAACAACTAACCACGGCTGTTCTTGAAGTACGCGTTCTATCATACCTTCTTCTTCTTCCTCATTATCTTCCCATTCCGCAGCTTCACCAGTCATTGGATCTAAAATAATTTTACCGGGCCTTGTCGTGCGGTAGTAAAACTCATCATAGGTAAATAAATTGCTGATTGAAACGTTCTGTAACTCTGCTTGGACAGGAAAACGCCCGTCTTTCATTCCACCAGGTTTCATTTTATCTATTTCTTTCGCATATCCAGGAATTAGCATTTTAGCCATTTCCTTAGAGGTCCATCGTCTGCGCCATATCCCATTACAATCTGATAAGTCTTGCTTTCGTGTGTATTGATCTATCAAATAATTATTGTATGATACTGCGTCAGTAAAAAGATCGCCGGAGATGGGATCAAAAGTATAATCAGGATAAATATGTAGAAGGGTTTCACCAGTATCCACAGCGCCTTCAAAAGCTTGTGATAAATACTCTTGAAATCCATTTCTATCATCGCACCAGCGCATTACTTTATTATAATTATCTGCTAGCGTGTCGTCGTTATCTGACACCGGCATAGTGATAGTGGATTTACGGTTTTTTCTTTGAAAACCACAGATCATGTTGATGTGACGGCGGATAAGATTAAAGAAAAACTTTTGAGATTGCTGGGAGTTGTTGCCGTAAAATTGGTTGTAAAGTTGTTGATCACCAACCTTAAAACGCTTGTCGATGGAGCCTTGCATCCAGTAGGTAGAATTTGTTGTGTAATTGGACTGATAAAACCAATCCATCATTTGTTTTAGGTCTTTAGCCTGCACGTCAGAGGGGTCGATATATCCAAGAGAATAGTTACCGGACTCGTATGAACCCATTCGTTACCTATGTAAAAATAAATTTATTTATATCACATAGTCTTTTTTTAAGTAACTCCTAGATATTGCCATCGTAGATTTTTTGATAAAATGACAAATATAAATTAAAAATATGATCCTGAAGGATTGATAAATCCATAACCATCATCGCCAAAAACCTGTCTTCTCAGTTGATCGTATGTAATGTTTTCGTCTGGATGAGAAAATTCGGCTTGAGGAAAAGCGCTGCAAACAGCGTATCGAAGTGCATCACAATTTTTTATTACTATTCCATTAGCAACGAAATTACCTGTGCTAGTTGCAATGCAATAAACGTCTTCTTCTTCGCATTCTTCAATGCTTTTGACCGCCGAATATACGCCCGCATTTTCTGCTACAGCATCTAGTTTTTGCATATTTGTTAACCTCAAAATTATCCTGACAGACTACACATTTTCTTAATTCATGGTCCAAACCTTCTTGCCTTCTCCAAATAGCACAATACTTCATCTGTTTTCAAGAGATATCGTATCTCGATGAATCCACGCTTTGTCAACACTTTGTGATCCGGTGTGGCTTTGAGAGTTTTACCATTTTCTAAAGTAAGTTTTAGAACTTTCTTGCTTTCTGCTGTTTTTTTTGCGTTCTGACAAACTGACCAACCAAAATTTTTACCATCATAGCAAAAAACTTCTGTGTTTTTTGTTTCTATCAAATAAGATATATTACACGTTCCAATTCGTGTTTGTATCTGAGTGTCACCCACAACGCAAATATGATCGTTTTTTTTAACAGGCTTATCTTCGCCTCTATCAGCTGCCTTAGAGTCCCATGCGTAGGACTGGATACATTCTCTTAGCGTAGTACATCCTTTATGTATGACTATATTTTTTCCACCAATAAACTTTGAGCAAATTTTAATGCCTAAGAGAACATCATTGTTAGCATCGATAACTGGTAAATTTTCCTGCCGAAGGGCAATCTTAAGAGAAGCTGCTGCGGGATCCACGTATATCGTCGAAACATTTTTATGACCAATAAAATCTTTGATATCTCGCACGAGTTCTTGATCCGTTTTTGATCTGCCTTTTTTTGCAGAATCGTAATAATATTCCTCTTCCACACGAATTTGAGGCCACCTATTGGGTGTAATGGCAAGTAAGACCGCAGCTGTAGCATTAGTAGTTCCGTAGTCGATCCCCACAATATAATAAGACGGTGCAGGAAACGGATTTTCATACTCGTTGTGTTGATCGTAACAGTCATAAATTGCTCCATGAGCTAATGCCCATTGTCCAAGAATATAACGGTTGTACCACATACCCGTGTATGAGGCCTTAAGTTGTTGCTTGTATTTCTCATCCAGTATTGGGTTATCTTCTAGAGTAAAATTCCAATGTACAAGATCTAATTCTTGTTTCTCAATGTAGTCTTTTTTTAACCAATGCGCTGGGCCTTCAGGATTGCAAGTCGCTAAAAGTTTTGCTCCCGGTACTCTTAACCGGCTCTCTAACATTTTCCAGAATGGTTCCGGGAGATTCGTCGCTTCGTCGACATAAGCCAAGGCTAGCGTCGACCCCTGAATTGTTGAGACGGCTGAAACATCTGGAGCACCCACAAACCAAACGTTCCTCCCGTACAACTTTGCCATTTGGGTTTTTTCTGTTGGACATGGGAATCCTAATCGTTTGTATAAATGAGTAAGGATATTGCGTTGTATTGAAGTTCTGTTGACTCCAATAATCATCGCATCGCCCTGTGGTCCATTCTTTAGGTCTTCAATGAATCTCTCAACACTAGCATGTGTTTTTCCCGAGCTAACAGCACCAACCCAAATGTTGAATCGGTGTGTCGCTTCACAAAAACTTTGATCCTGTTTAGCACTCGTTGCCATTGTCTGCTACATTTTGTGTTGGGTTAAGCTGTTCGTTGCATTCAGAAATACAGTCCATCGATTCTTTCATGGATTCTTCAGGTATATTGGCCGCTTCCAAATCTTGATTTTTGGATTCCAACTGCCGAATCTTATGCTTTAACTGCATGATGATATGGTCTTTATCAATATTTTCTTGCGCTGGCGGTATTGTAGATATGATTTCAGGCTCTCTTTGTCCACAGCGTATTTTACCTAGCCATATGAGAAGCTGTATATTACCGCCTAAAGCTTTTTGAAATTGGGTGGCCTCTATAAGAAGTTCACCCATAGTATTGAACCCACGGCATACGGCCTCGTAATTTTCACCGTATCGTTTGAATACCTTATTCTTTAGGGTTGCTGTACATATACCAAAGCTTTCAGCAATCCTTTTTTGGCTTGCTCCAGCCTTCATGTACAACTCAATTCTGTCCCATTCTTTGTTTGTGAATTCTTTCTCTTCTCCCATGTTTCACCTCGTAGTTCACACATAAAATCTTTATTTATTAAAGAATTTATGTTACACAATAGTTTTTTACATGGCAATCAAGAATAATGTTCGGAAAGGGCGTATTGAACCTCTCTCGACTAAAAGAAGCCTTAGAATTTGTTTCTTTTTTTTTGTTCTTTTTCTTCTTTTCTATTTTCATCAATTCTATTGCACACACTACCTGAAGCCATACCAAAACCTGAAAATAGAAGTCTAATTCCTAAGTCTTTTCCAATAGGTATAGGCAAAACCATAAAGAAAATACCGGCTAAACACATAACAACCCCGCATGTTAGTGTAGCAGGGACTTCCTCAACTTCTTTTCTTTTATGCCTACTTCTTGGACATACGTGTTGTTCCATATGTTCGTCATAGTATTCGTAATAGTCAGACATAGTGTCGGTGTTTTGGTATGTTCCAAGGTGCTTTTCATTCTCTTTTTCTTTCAACCGTCTGCGTATCGCATCCATACCTTCTTCGGTCACATCTTTAAATGAAGGTCCCATTTGTACCATCAATAGGTCTATGTAGTCGTCAATATTTAGAGCAACATTGCAATACATTTCGATCTCAAATTTTATCTCTAACAGGATATCGAACATCTTTTCAGTGTCTGTAGCGTCTACCCTAAGAAGCTCATTCATTAGTACTTGCAAGTTTGAAATGTAGCAATGATTGCAGATGTCTTCTTCATTGAGCGTATAATGGAAGTCTTCAAATGACTCATTCATGTAAGGACTTGCCCCTACAGTGTTCATAAATAAAGAGAAAGCCGTAACACATGAAACAACGCTGCATGTACGCATACCAGAGAAGAAATGAAGCATCTAATGACCTTTTTTTGTTGTTGGGTGACTGAAATACCTGCTCTATCCAAATAATAGATAGCCATATGACTTATGCATGCTGAAAAAAACACTGTGATCAAAGTAAACTTTGTGAAAAACCAAACATCTTGAGAAATTCCGTAAATTTCTATGTAATTTTCAAAGAATTCTGTCATGTGATCTCTCTATTCTTCTTTCAAGCAATTTTCTAATCGCTTCCACAAATCTTTAAAATTTATTTTTACACCACAAATATCTGCACCATGAAATTCAGCCAATCTAGAAATAAGATAAATTGTTCGTATAACCCTTACGTTTAACTCATTTTCTTTGCCTACCAAATCTCTCAACCAGTTATTTTTCTCATCTACGTCATATAGTTCTATGAGCGGTATGACGTCAGCCAAAAAGGCGATCATCTTGTCTACATCCCATTTTTTAAGGAATTCGTTAAGTTCCTCTTCGATGTTTTTTTTCTTACGCATTTTTATGCATCCACTTAGGATTTACAAATGTTTCTGGTAATGGAGTGAAAATCTTCAATTCGTTGCCTTCGCAAAGATCTATTGGCTGTTCCTTCAATAGCTTCTTTTGGATATTTTCTAGTTTTAAAGCGTTTACAGTTACAAACTTTTGGGATATTTCCCTGTTTGGTATTTTGCCGTCGGGAAAAATTCTTTTGATGTACACATACAAACAAACGCTAGAGATACCAAGTTCACGCGCTATTTCCAACTTGCTTTTTCTGGTTGTGGTTAAAACTTCTTTCAAGTAGGTGATTTGGTTTTCATCTAGTTTTTGTTTGCGTCCACCGTACGTTCCATTTTTTTTAGCGAATAAAATTCCCTCGCGTTGTCTTTCGCGTATAAAATTGTATTCAAACTCAGCGAAAGCTCCCATAATTGATAAAAGAAGATTTGACATAGCGCATTCTTTCCCATCAAATTTTAGATTTTCCTTAACAAAATGTACTGCTACGCCTTTTTTTACAAGATCATCTACGATTTTGCGTAAATCTTTTACATTTCTTGCTAATCTGTCCATGCTATGGACTAGAACAGTGTCATCTTCTCTTACATAGTCCATAAGAAGAAAAAGTTGTGGTCTATCCGTGTTTTTTGCTGATGCATAGTCAAGAAATTCTTTATCTAATTTGATTCCTTCTAGCTGTCTACCTGGATTTTGCTCGTACGTGCTAACACGCTTGTATCCTACCATTTTGCCTGTGCTCATTTTCTTTTCTTTTCCTCTATAGCACAAAGACGTGCATGGAAATCTTTTGCTTCCATCAACATAGCTGATTGAAAGCTTCTCATATCTTCTCTTATGGCATCGACTTTGCTATCCATATGTCGCCAATCGGCACGAGACTCAGCGCGAAACCATATGATTAAACTTGCATTGGCAAAAAACAAAAATAATACTTGCATCCAATCCATTTTTTTACCCTTTTACTTTTTATTTTTTTCTTCAAGTGCGCAAAGACGGCCATGGAAATCTTTCATTTCTACTTGTATAGCTTCGATTAATTGTCGTATTGCTCGATAGTCAGCTCGACTTTCTGATCTGGCCCACATAAATAAAGCTGCGTTTGTACCAAGTATTGTCAAAACTTGCATCCAATCCATTTTAACCTCCAGTCGTTATGAGTATTATAAGATAAATGATAATAAGATGCAAACAATGCTTAATCCTACTATTTATTAACGTAAATATAAATTATAATTTGATATAAATTTAGGATGTACCCTATTCTAACGTAGATTTTGGGTGCA